GCACATGAAAAACCAAAAGATGGAAAAATAAATGTCTGCTATTTTTCTACGCCTCATCGTGGATTAGAATTACTTTTGAATGCCTGGGAGTTTATGAGAAAAGATCTCAAGGATGGATTGAATGCAGAGTTAAACATTTATTCTAGTTTTAAGTTATATGATCGTCCACATTTAGATGAACAATTTAGACACATATATAAACGTGCAGAAGATATGGATGGTGTTCATTATCATGGTACAGTATCAAATGATGAAATCCGTGAAGCATTAAAGACTCAACATGTTATGGCTTATCCAAGTATCTATGAGGAAACAAGTTGTATCACTTTGATGGAAGCGGCTAACGCGGGATGTTTATGTGTAGTACCGAATCTTGGTGCACTACCAGAAACAGGAGCAAACTTTCCCTGGATGTATGGATTCGAAGAAGACCCAGACAAACATTCACAAGTACATGGACATATTTTGAGCCGGGCTATTGAACATTTTTGGGATGAAGATGTGCAAAATTTATTGAAAATACAACGTAGTTATTTTGATATGTTTTATAATTGGGATTTACGTTCTGGTCAATGGCAACAATTCTTACACGCTATAGAAGATTCACCTGAAGTGAAAGCAGAAAAAGAAGCTGTCCGTAAGGATGTGGCTGAAGAAGCTGAATTTGAGATAATAGAAGAAGATGGCACAACTAGTTGATTTTTCACAAATCTTTATTGGTTCATATATGACGGCATCCAAATTTACTTCTGTAGATATGGATGTAATTAGACCTGCTGTATTAAATGTATTACGCTTATATAGAACAAAATTTCAAAGTGAATTCGGTGAATTAATTTTATGTTGTGATTCTAAAGGGTCGTGGCGTAAAGAACTCTTCCCAAACTACAAAGCTTCTAGAAAAAAAACTAGATCTGCTGCTCCCATCGATTGGGAAAATCTTTATGAATGTTTGAATCAATTAAAAGAAGAGTTGACAGAATGGTTTCCATATAAATTAATTCAAGTAGATAAAGCAGAGGCGGATGATATTATTGCAGTCTTAGTGGGATTAGCAAATGAAAGAACATTGATTTTGTCAAGTGATAAAGATTTTGTTCAACTACATCAGTTTAATGTTAGACAATATTCTCCTATGCAAAAGAAGTTTGTTGAAGGTGATGCTAAGTGGTCACTACATGAAAAACTTATAAAAGGTGATGTTGGAGATGGTGTACCAAATATTATGTCTGATGATAATGTTTTTATTGATGAAGGACGGCGCCAGAAACCAATAACCAAGAAGAAGGTGGATGCGTGGTATGATTTAGATCCAGACATGTATTGTGATGCTGAAATGTTAAGAAACTATAATAGAAACAAACAGTTAATTGATCTAAGTGAAGTACCTGAGTCAATTCGTATAAATATAAGAGAACAATTCGAAACAACCGCAGTTGGTGATCGTAAGAGACTACTTACATATTTCATAAATCATAGATTAAAGAACTTAACAGAAAATTTAACGGAGTTTTAATTTATGGCTGTACGAAGTATTCCATTAATATTTGAGGATGTAGCTGCTGCAAATTCCTTTGGAGCTAGAAAAAAAGTTCTATTGGAAAACGAATCAACACCACTAAAGGACTTATTAAAATATGCCTTTCATCCAGATATAAAATTTGCTCTACCTTCTGGTGAACCACCGTACAAAACGATTGGTTCTCCTGATGAGTACAATCCCACATATCTATATCCCAATATTAGAAAATTTTATCTATACATTGAAGGGGGCCATGATGGACTTACTCAATTACGAAGAGAGCAACTTTTTGTTTCTATGTTAGAAAGTTTACATCCTAAAGAAGCAGATGTTGTAATTCAAGTTAAAGATAAAAAATTAAAGTTTAGAGGTTTAACCTATAAACTAGTCAAAGACACTTTTCCAGAAATATTACCATAGAGTAAATGATTAATATAAATAAATTTGAAAACCGAATAGTTAAATTTAAGCGTATATCTGAAGGCGTTGAAACTACCAAAGAAGCCGAATTACGGCGGATTGATTATGATAAAACTTCAGCTCTACCACGTTCCGTAACAGCAAGATTTGTTGAACCATTAAATGCCGTGATAACTTTAGATTATGATAAGTCAGCTAAAAAATTTAGAGGGCCTTTAGGTCCTGATATTTTAGAATCAGATTTTGATATCACAGCTTTTATTAAAAGTTCACAATTAGGTTCAGGCAATGAAGTTGTTGTACGAGGTCCTAAAAGAAACAGACCAAAGTTCTAGGAACGATAACCCAAAAAAACGAGGAATATGCAGAAATATCTTTTATTTCTTTTTGTATTCATTGTTAGTAGTTTTGTAGCTACCTCCGTTGGAAGTGCAGATAAACCCAAAGACTTTCTTTGGTTTCATCCACAAAATACTACAGTAGATGGATTGGTTGAAATAGCAGATAATGTAATACAAACGAATCTTTTAATTGATGATAAAGAACTTTTGTGTATGGCAAAGAATATATTTTTTGAAGCTGCGATAGAAAGTACCGCAGGAAAATTAGCCGTTGCACAAGTAACTTTAAATAGAGTAAACTCTAAGTATTATCCAAATACAGTTTGCGAAGTAGTTTATGAAGGTGCACATTATACGACAAGCGGCGGCCAAAGATTACCAGTAAGAGACCGTTGTCAATTTAGTTGGTATTGTGATGGTAAGGGTGATGAACCAAGAATAGAATCTAGATTATGGATTGATACTCAAGAGTTAGCAAAATATGTTCTCTTGAGACAAGATGAGTTACCTGATATTACAGATGGTGCTCTTAATTATCATGCAGATTATATTGCCGCTCCAAGATGGGCAGGTAGAAAACATAAAACAGCAAAAATTGATACACACATTTTTTATAGGCCACGTACTTTGAGATTATAATGATGAATATATATGTTTTGGATTCCGATCCAAAAATGTGTGCTTACGCACATTGTGACGATCACGTAAAAGAGATGATTCCAGTATATGCACAAATTTTATGTAATGCTCATCATCTCTTAGATCCGGAAGGTTCAATACTTAAAGGCCTTAATGATTTAGATCCAACTTTTCCGTTAATCCAAATGGAAACATCAACGGCTTGGGCTAAAGATACTAGTGCAAATTATCAATGGGCACATGATCTTTGGTTTTGGCTTAATAAAGAATATTGGTATCGGTTTGATGACATACATGATTCATGGAATAAATTTTATAATAAGTTGAGTCATATCCCAAATAATATAATTGAAGGTGATCTTAATTCTCCCCCCCAAAATATTGATACATCCTATGTGCAAGAAGGTTTAGAAGATGACCTACAAAATATCATTGCGGGATATAGAAACTATTATATACATTGGTGTAAAGAAAATGATGCCAAGTGGAGTACACCAGAAGGCGCAACACGAACACCTCCAAGCTGGATAATAGACAATGCCAACGTATGATTATAAGTGTGAAATATGAGTTTTTGGAATAACAGAAACAAAATAGAATTTTTTCATACCGAACCTAGTATTATTGAAAATTTTCCTATTATAGAATCTAAAGATTTAAAATTACAATGGGCAAAAAAGATTAGAGAAAATTTTGAAAATCATGTAAAATCCGGCACTACTACTAAACCTTACTTTGCTCATTTAGCAAGATGTCCAGGCATCTTTGATTTATTCAAGTATGGTTATGTAGTTCCTCTCCAGAAAGATGTTATAATAGGAAATTTTTCAGGTAAAGAATTCGACTGGAAATTTATGAACGCTGGGCCTGTTGGTGGCAGCAGTAGAAATGAATATTTCTCAATTTCAGGTTTTGATGAAGAGGTTTTAGATTTGTTAGTAAAACCTCCCTGGTCAGCTGACTTTATAATTAAAATTGATACTGGATGGAATGTCATAACACCAAAAGGAGTAAAATTTATAATGTTACCTATATCATATCCAGACACTTTTGATTTTACAGCTACAACAGGAATTTTAAATCCTACGATATCTACCCAAATAAACTTTCAAATGCTTTGGAATGCAACAGAGCCAGAAACTATAATAAAAGCGGGTACTCCTTTAGGACATTTAATCCCTCTTAGTGAAAAGAAATATCAAATGGTTCAAAGAATTGCAAATCAACAAGATAGAGATTGGGTGGCAAAATTAGATAGCACAAATGCTTCTACTTTTTGGCAATATACAATAAGAAAAAAAATAGTTAATATGTATCACAAACATTGGAAACGATAATAATACAAAAACATTAAGCTGGATAATAGACAATGCCAACGTATGATTATAAGTGTGAAAAATGTGGACACACTTTCGAAGAAGATTTAAAGATAGCCGATAGAAAGATTCCAACTGAATCACCCTGTGAACAAAGAGTTCTTGGACTAATTCAAGCGAGCCCTATTTGTGGTGGTGAATTGTCACAAGTAGTATCAGCACCATATTTTGGTTATGATAATATCCACACACGACAT